TACATTACAGTTGGCGCTATTGGTGGTACTCGTTGCCATGTTCGCTTTGACATTACCTGCATAGTTAACGCAGCTGATAACCGCGCTGCATTAGCCAACTTAGAAACTTTGATCTTTTCAGTAACTGATCTACTAGCCAATAACATCTCGTTTTTGGGTGGATGGTCACAACCCACAGTCCAGCAAATCGGAAACGCCGACATGCTTATCAGCCAACTCAACATAGAGATGGTCACAACCAACTAGAAAGGCAAGTCATGCCAGCAACATACATAACTGGTCGGAATCTGACTTTGAGCATCAACTCTGTGTCATACGCTGACCAAGCATCAACCGTCACACTTGAAATGGAAAACAATCAGCAAGTGCTTGAGGTTCTATCGGGTCGCGCCTACAAGACCGTAGACAAGACCGCCACACTAAATGTGGAACTATACCTAGATGACACATCCAGCGCGGGCATTATTTCAGCTCTATGGGATGCAGCATCAACCGCGCCAGATACATCACTAACATTTAGTTTTGATGTAAACGGTGACACATTCGCTGGAAAGGTATTCCCAGTATTTCCAACCGTTGGTGGCGCTGCTACTGACGTACTAACCACCTCGCTATCTTTTGTAGTCGAGGATGGCGCAGTAACCCGAACATAATCGAGAGAACAGGGCAACCATTATGCAATACAACATCACTACAAAACAGGGCAATAACTACATAGTGAGCGACGAGTCAACATGGCTTTGGATCGAGATCGAAAGGGATCTTGGATACACAGTCACCCAAGCAGCTGAAAAGATGAGCGAGGGATCATTAGATGTGATTACTTGCATGCTTTACAAAGCAGCAAAGGCCGCAGGCCATACAAAGTTGCCAAACCAGCAAGCATGGGTTGTCAATGAGTTTGACGGCTTTGAGGTGGTTGAGGAAAGCCCAAAAGAGAACTAAGGGATTTATTGGTAAGGATCGCAGTATCCACCGGGATCCCAATGTCAGATCTTTTGGACTGGTCGCTCGCAGACATACAGACAGCAATCACGCTGATAAGAGAAAGGAATGGACATGGCTGAAACTAGAAGCAGTATTACAGTCCGCCCAGATCTTTCTGATTATCGTGGTTTGCTTAAAGCACTTAACCAAATGGATAAAGAAGCACAGTTTGAATTAAAGAATGACGTGTATTCCATTAGTGCTTGGACTGCCCAAGGGATTCAACAAGCAGGCTTTGCTCATCCTTTCTACCCAAAACAAGCTGCCATTGTTGCTCAAACTGTGAGACCTGCTAGAGACCGTGTACCAACTGTGTACATTGGTGGCTCAAAAGGCCGAGTTTCTGGCGGTGCTAATGCCGGGCAATTGTTATTTGGTAATGAATTCGGTGGAGACCGCAACGCCTTTGGCAACCGTAATGCCTTTGCTAATGGTGGCTTTAGATTCCCACCGCGCACATCCCGAGAGGGTCGGGGCAACAAGGGTTACTGGATCTTTCCAACACTTAAAGGCATGCAACCTGAAATTAAAAAGCGCTGGTTTTCAGCGTGTAATAAAGTCATGGACAATTGGGCGAGGTACAGCTAATGGCAGATACAAGGACACTAAAACTTTCATTACTTGCTGATGTTCAAAAGTTCCTAGATGGTATGGACAAGGCTGATAACAGCACTAAGTCTTTCTCCAGCAAGGTTGGCAAGTATTCCAAAGCAATGGCCAAGTCCTTTGCTATCGCAGGCGCAGCTGCTGGCGCTTACGCAATCAAACTTGGTATTGATGGTGTACAAGCAGCGATTGAGGATGAACAGTCCCAAGTTAAGTTGGCGCAAGCACTTAGAAACACTACTGATGCTACTGATGCGCAAATAGCAAGCACCGAGTCTTACATCACTAAACAACAATTAGCCTTTGGTGTAGCCGATACTAAGTTGCGCCCGGCACTGGCTAACCTTGCCCGAGCCACTGGTGATGTTGGCAAAGCACAGGAACTAACTAATCTTGCCTTAGACATCAGTGTTGCAACAGGAAAAGATCTTGAAACTGTATCCCTAACTCTTGGCAAGGCTTATAACGGCAACATTGGTGCTTTAACTAGATTGGGTATTCCTCTTGATGATGCCATTAAGAAGTCTGGAGACTTTAACCTAGTCCAAGGCGAATTGGCTAGATTATTTGGTGGCGCAGCTCAAGCCAACACAAAGACTTATGCTGGCCAGTTGGCTATTGTCACAGAGCGCTTTGGTGAACTCAAAGAATCAATTGGTGTTGCAATCCTGCCAACACTTAAAAACTTACTTGAACAAGTAAACCTAGTTGCTAAGGGATTTAGTGGCGAGGATGAAAGTAGTGGCCTATCAAACAAGGTCAAGATGCTTTCCAACGATTTAGGCGGTAAGTCGGGCGGTATTAGCCTTGGTGAATCATTACGCAACGTAGCCGAAGCATTTGGCAAATTGTTTGCCACACTCACAGACAGTGATGCCAAGGGATCTACAGACACACTTACAAACATTGCAAATGCGCTAAACAGTGTTGCTAATGGCATTAACTCTGTTGCTAACGCTTACAAGAAAGCCAAAGACATTGGTGGCGCGGTATTAGAGTTTCTTATTATCAACCCGGGCGAGGGTCCAAAGTTTGCTGACTCACGTTTAGGTAAGGCACTTGGCTACAGCTCAAGAGCTGCTGGAGGCCCTGTGGGCGCTGGTCAGCTGACACGCGTAGGTGAGTTTGGCCCTGAACTATTTGTCCCGAGTGGCTCTGGTTCAATCCGCCCAGACAACGGCGCTGGACAAGGCGTAACCATAATCATGAATGGTGTCATTGATGGTGAGTCTGCTCGCCGTAGCATTGAGCGCCTATTGCAAGACTCCTCAAGGCGTACAGGTGCGATCAACCTTGTAGGGGCAACACTGTGACGGTTGCATACGATCCGTATCCAACAGTTACTTTTGCTGGCGGTACAACTTACGCGGATAACACGATCTCATCTATCTCAATCCGCATGGGTCGCAATGACGTGACTACCCAGCCACAGCCCGGCTTTGCCTCAATTAGTCTTTGGACAGATGCCAGCGAGCCATTAAACATTGCATTAAGCCAACAAGTATCAGTATCAATTGCCAAAGGAACATCAGGCACACAAGAGATCTTTGCAGGCATTATTTCTGACATTGACATTAGCCTGCAGGCATACGGATCAGACGGCTCAATTGCCGTTTATACCATCACAGCCGTTGGACCATTGTCGCAGCTAAACCGTCACCTAGTTGGCGGTGGCAACTATGCAAAAGAGTTTGACGGTACAAGAATCTTAAACATTCTTAGTGAAGCCTTTTTACAATCATGGTCAGACCTAAGCCCAACAATTACTTGGAATGACCTGCCTAGTGAAACAACATGGGCTAGTTATGATGCAACTAATGTGGCTTTGGTTGATAACCTAACTGCCAATGTTGATGTGCCGGGTGTTTATGAATTGATGGCTTACTCCGATGGCGAGGCTGATGCTTATACTCTTGCCGTCAATGCAGCCAACTCTGGTCGCGGTGTGCTTTGGGAGGGTGGCGATGGTGATCTGCATTATGACGATTACGCCAGCCGAGCCAGCGCAAGCCCATTAACTCTCGCAGCTGATGACATTCTTGCCCAAGGCTTACGCACACAAGCCCAATGGGGCGAAATCGTAAATGATGTAAATGTTACCTACCGGGCAGGTACAGAAAATGCACGTGATGAAAACTCGATTATCCAGTATGGCCAACTATCTGGAACTCGTACTACTCAACTGCATAATGCAGCTGATGCTTTGACTCAAGCCAATGACTTTTTAGAGTCTCGGGCATACCCAAGAATGTACCCAGAAACAATCACAATACCTTTACACTCACCCACCGTTACAGATGCCACTAGGGATGCCCTAGCAGCCGTTTACAACGGGTTACGAGTAAACACCAGCGCCTTACCAGCAGTCTTTGGAACTACCTTTGACGGCTTTGTAGAGGGCTACACATGGAACTTGACCAGATACACCGCCGATCTTGCCCTGACCTGCTCGGCATACTCTGAAACTTATTTGAGTATTATCTGGGATCAAATACCACCAACCACAACTTGGGCAGGGTATACTCCAAGTACACAAGAATGGGATGATTTATAATGGCAACAACCACTAACTACTCGTGGACAACACCTGATAACACCGCCTACGTCAAGGACGGCGCAAGCGCTATTCGCACACTTGGCAGCTCTGTTGATACCACTCTGTTTACAGCATTGGGTGGCGCTTATCCCGGACTACGTTTGATCAAAAAGCAGACGATCGGTACTGGCGTATCAAGCGTAAACGTCACAAGTGCTTTCAGTGCCACATACGAAAATTACAAAATCATCGTCAATGGTGGTGTGGGTTCAGCCACAACCGCAGTTGCTCTAAAACTAGGCGCAAGCACAACTAGCTATCACGAGTTTATGATTTACGGAAACTATTCAAGCGCAACCGTAGGCGGAGCAGCACAAAGCACATCACCACATTTTGGTTGGGCTGGTGGATGTGGCGCAAATGGTATTTATTTGAATGTTGATTTGCAAAGTCCATTTTTAGCAAAATACACACGCATGGGCAGTTCACAGGCTTATATCGGTGAAACCGAAACAGGCACAGTCAGCGGAATACATAAAACTGCAACCTCTTACACAGATTTTACAATCACGCCAACAACTGGAACTCTAACTGGTGGCACAATTTTCGTTTATGGATATGGAATTAGTTAAATGGCAACTGCAAAAACAAAAACAACTAGCAATCCTCTAATACAAATTGATGATGTTGTACGAGAAATGACAGACGAAGAATATGCGGAGTATTTAGAAGAACAAGCTGCTTCTTTTCCACTTCCTACGGTTGAATAATGTCATTCCTAACATGGTTTGCACATAGCCCAATAGCCTCATTTGTAAAGGTATTTGGCGCTGGTGTGCTGGGTTGGTTGCTTGTAAATGCAGACACTTTAGGCATTCACCCGGCACTGACTATTGGCCTTGTATCAGCATTACCAATTATCATTAACTGGCTCAATCCAGAGTATGACAACTATGGCAGGGCCAACCTAGATGAAGCCGATTAGATTAGGCATTGTCACATTTCCTTACGGGGCTAAATACCGTAATGGCACACTTCACAAAGGCATTGATTACCGCGCTGACGTAGGCACATCTGTCTATGCAGCTGTAGGTGGCACAGTTGTACACGCTGGCAAACACATCTACAAGAAAGGCTGGGGCTTTGCCTTTGGCCTACATGTCATAGTTGATAACAACCGATTTCCTGACGGCACAGCAGGCTTATGGGCTGGTTATTGCCATTTATCTAAGGTTGGCGTACAGGTTGGCCAGCGCATTGCCAAAGGCGATTACATTGGGCTTAGTGGAAATACAGGGCGAAGCACTGGCCCACACTTACATTTCCAAATTCTTGCTAGCCGTACTTGGAATCCAACCAAGCACAAAAACCCCCAGAAGTGGATAGACGCATGAGCCAATACATTAGCCGCAAATCAGATGCCTCATCAAAGATACCTACACAGACACTTAAAGCTGACGTGTGGACTGCCTTAGAGGTAGACGGCCTACTAACAGTTATTCCTAACGCTGACTCTGTTGCCGGGGCATTATTCGCCGCTTACCTAAACATCAAGACACCTAAAATCGGTGGGGCTACTGAACTGACAATCCGTTGGACACGCGATCCACAAGGCATCAGAGACTCAACTGGCTACCAGACTATAAGCCTTAAAAAAGGCGCAACTACCTTTGTAAAAGATGTTTGGCTATTCCAATCAACTAAAGGCCAGCCAGTTTCATTCATGGTTAAAGTCAATGGCAAGGCCGTGATTACTACACGCGAAATTAAGTTAGCAATCTCATGACCGCCATACTTGTTGCCGGGCAGATAGCAGCTGCTCTTATTGCCATTGTTACCCTTGTGGGCTTATTCATTAAATGGGCCGTAGTTAAGCCAATTAAGGCCTACATAGACACCATGACTTATGCCATCCAGCCTTACGCCAATGGCGGTAAATCCTTACCAGACTTGATAAATAAGGTTGATGCACTACATGTTGTGGTTCAAAATCACATAGATACAAGCCACAACACGCCTATTTTCTCAAAGTGCTTGTGTGAGTCCTGCCTGACGTGCTAAAACTATTTATGTAAGCGCCAAGGCTTACAACTAAGAATAGGAAATCAGGGCATGTTAAACACATACAAAATCTATGACACTATTTTTGTGGCATCAGATACGCACGACATTGTAATCATTGAGCAAAACGTCAATGAGAATTGGGACGTATTCGTACCCATCACAGATAACTACATTGCTAATGACTTAGATTCATTTGATGCAGCTGAGGGTACAGCCTTTCAGTGGTTAAGTCAGGTGTCAGCATGACGATCATCATCTTTATGTATTGTGCAGTGTTGTTTGGCTTAGGTGTATTTACAGGTATCTACATTGAGGCACAACATAGGTTGAAATTAAGGGCTAAATTTCGTGCTATGCATGGCCCAACCATTGAGGAACAAATGTGGAAAGACGGCTGGAGACTCTAATGGCTTTTGACATCAGTAACTACGTAACCGTGGCAGAGCGCGTTGCCATGTTTTATGAAAAGTACCCAGAGGGCTCAATTCAGTTTGAGTTCATGGGAGTCATGGACGGCGATCCACTAAAGATGTGGGGAGTTGCCAGAGCCTACAGAACACCCGAGGATCCACTGCCGGGCATTGGCACAGCATCAGAACTTATTGTTGGCAAAAGTCCTTACACCAACGGATCAGAGCTGCAAAACCTTGAGACAGCCTGCTGGGGTCGCGCATGTGCCAGCCTGAACATTGGAACTTCTAAGGGCCTTAGCTCGAAAGAGGAGATTATGGGTAGCCGAGAGCGCCAAGCGCCCGGACCAGCCAAGCCAAGAGAGGTGGTGCAACAGCCACCCAGCGACACCATGGAAGCCGACCCATGGTTATCTATACCAGCCATGGATGAGGGCATAGGCACTGATGAGGATGAGACATTAGTGCCTATGTGCCTCCATGGCGCAATGATTAGAAAGAGTGGTATTAGTAAAAAGACAGGTAAGCCTTATGCAGGTTATTTCTGTCAGGATGAGCCACAATGCGATCCCAAGTTTGATAGGTCATGACAGATGCAGACGTTATTAGATGCAGCTGCGGTGGCTGGTCATACATTGGTTATGCCTGTCAATTTTGTGGGAAAGAGAGCAAGCAATGAATAACTTTGTTATTGAGCAAATTGAAAGATTGATAGACCAACCCGATGAAAGTGAATTACAAGGGGATGATTTCAAAGCTGGATACATGGCTGGATACAAAATGGCCATGCTTGGGTTGTTAGATCATTATGCACAATTGTTTAATGATGATGAGGCTGACAAATGAGCCATCCTGAACACAGCAAGCATTGCCACTGCGTATGTACTGACCTATTTGACCTACAAGAGGCAATTGAAGCGGCCCGGGCAATTCATTACAGGCATGAACATAAGCAGACATTGTGCCTAGTGTGTAACACGCTTGATGAGAACTGCGATAACTGCCGTTACTTAAAAGACTGCATTGTCTGTGCGGAGGAATTTCCATGTGACACGTTCATAGCTTTGGACTACATGAAATGAGCAGGTGGCAGTTGGAATTTCATACAACCTTGATGACTTTACTAAGACTTACAAGGAATCTAAGAAGCATGGATTGTGAGCATTGTGCAGACCTACTTACACAGGCTTACAAGTGCATGGCAAGTGAAACACAAGACATTAGAGATAGGGCTAATGATGGACAATAAAGATGCAATGTTTATTTCGATACTTAAGAAGCTTTACGGGGCTTATGAGGCACTGCCTTACTTTGCTGAATCTTGCGAGATTTGCAGCGAGACCTTACATCCCGAGGACATAGGTGTAGACCCATACACAGACACTCGGACATGGATGACTAAATGCTGTGGAGTTGTAAATACTTATCAGCAGAAATTAGAGCCAAAGATTTAATAAAGAAACTAGCCAGTAGTTGGAGTGGTTCTTGATCCCTCGTCCGGACTACTGGCTAGTTCTCACATTGTAATTGCAAGACCGACAAAATGTCTAGGCAAGACTTAAACTGCTGGCTGCCTTATCAGCTGCTAAACCGCCGTTAGAGGGCGTGTCTTGGCATGCCTGATAATCATGCACAATGCAGAAATGCGAGCCTGACTACTAGTAATAAAACCGAACTGCCTTATTACATA